ATGTAGTTCTCTGAAATTAAAAGTACTTCTGCCATAGTTGTAATTATTGATTGCCGTAAATAGGGTTTGTTGGTAGGAAACCGTTATAATCCATGTCAACAGGTAGCTTCGCCACAAGTGAGTTATTGCGCACCTTATAACCCATACGTTCAGCCATTGCCACAGCGATACGCTTTGCATCAGGGTCATTAGGGTTAATCTTTGCACCCTTTGCATCTACATACACACGCTTTTCCCAAAAGTGGTGACAGTTACCACCGCCCTTGTAAAACCAAATGTCATAAGTATCCGCGCCTTCAGGTCCCCATCCGGGATTGACTGAAACATTCTCCATAGCTACAATATCCTCTTTGCGATATAGCTTACCTGCTTCAAGCATCTTGCGACAGAATGGGCGCATATTATCATTCCTAAACTCACCTGCGTAAACGTAACGAGTAATAAAGTACTTGCCATCAACAATGGCATCTTGCTCACTCTTTGCCGCTGGTCTTGCCGCCCCTGTGCGCACTGCGAACTCATGCTCTATTTCTTCATCGGCGTTGTAGGCATCAATTAATATCCAATCTTCAGGTGCATCTTCGCCTAATGCTATCAATGCTTCGCCTACTTCGCTGTCATCTACTTTTTTTTTTAACTCAACACTGGATTGAATCACTTCAGTTGGTTGCAAACTACCCGGCAATACATCTGCAAAAATTGCACTAACCACATCAGGTGGTAATGTTGGGAACGCTGCCGCCACAATTGCCTTAGCACTCGATACAGGTACAGCACCCGCAGCACTTTGCATTACTATATCTACAAGTGAACTAATCTGTGCACCATTTAAAGCCGTAGCGGCAACATCCGTAGTAGTGCCTGTTGCATCCGCATCGGTTACTACGGTTTGTTGCTCAGCTACAAGTGGAGTATTTGGCACAATCTCAAAGCTTACACCCGGCATCTGATTGCTCAATAGTTCTGTGATGCTCTGATTTATCTTTTCCTGATATGGCTCGATTACTTGCTTATTAAATATCTCAAGACCAACAGCCATTTCATCTTTGTTGCTACCAAATCCCGATGTTTCTCTGATACCGAAAAGCAACGGAGTAGTAACACGGTGTGCAGTGATAATCTTTTGCTGTGCGGTAGTATCCATTAACTGATACTGCTTGTCCGCGTCATTTACAGGGAATGGTGTAATCTCAGTTTTAGGTTGATCACGTTCGTTGAAGAACATAACCACCTTTCCTGCATTACGTGCACCACTCATCTTGTTCTCCCAGTCCATCATCATCTGTTGCTTCTGTTCAGGCGTTGCTTGCCCGTTGTAGAAGTTGATAATGGTAGAAGGGAAAAGACCGTTAGAAATTTGGTTGATATGGAAGATTGAAATCTGTTTATCCAACTCGATGTAGTTGATAGCAGACCAATAGTCAGGGCGTGGGTAAGAATCACTACCTGTGTACGTAAAGCACCAATAGATTTGGCGCGGTTCCTCGTTACGTGTTAAATAGTTGTATTTGGGTATGAACTCGGGTGTGTTCTTTTTCTTGCGAATGTTTGACCAATCGTAGCTGTGGTAGATACCTATCTCGCTTTCGTCCTCTTGACTGATTGCAATACGGCACTCTTCAAAAGGTATGGCGTTTAGCTTAGATATAACCGTTCTATCATTGCTCCAAATCACTTCAATGAAGAAACCGCCAAACAACTTCAAGTCATGTGCACATGCGTAGGTTAGTTCATCAACCTTTAGTGCATCGAGTTCAGCCTGATATTGCTCGGACTGGATACCCTTCCCCGCTATCATATCACCAATAGCCACAACGAGTGAACCATGCACGGGTGATTCGTGCGATAGGTCACGTAGGTACTGCGGGAAATCATTTGCATCTCCGTAGTTTACCCACCCTTTGCGGTCTACTTTTTCTGCATCACTCTTAGCTACGTATTCACTAAGCTTCAGTGATACTATATTCGATTCGTTATGGTTCATATATTATATCGTTTGGTATGGTATTGACAGGTACGTCAAACCAACTTGTATTGTCATTTAAAACAGCATATCCACGCTCCACAATACCAACAACAGCAGCATTTGCCGGATTAGTATTAATTGCAGAGTTTTGTCCATACACTTCATAGCGATACCTACCCGCCAAAGTTAAGCCAACTGTGGTAATTGTCAGATGTGTAATTCTTACCGATTCACTAACAATCGATGCAACCTGTGCAAGCTTAGTCCCGGTAGTGCTATTCTCCTCGTGTGTGAGAATGATAAGATAGTTTGTGAATGCTGTGCTGTAATACTGCCTTGCTTCATCTAATGAAAGATACACTTGTTGATTAGCAGTATTGGTAGTTAAGTAGATCATTAGCCTTTTATTTAAAAAGGGGCAAGTGTAAACCTGCCCCCTTTACAATACAACAAGAACACAAACGGAAACAATTCTTAGTAAGCAGGGCTTACAGTAATACCCGCAAAGTTATCAAATGGAACTGATGTGTATGGCTCAAGGTGAACAGCAGGTACAAGCTCTTCAGCTATTACCGTTACTTGATAACCCATCAAATCTGCTTTCTGTGCACCTGATTGAACAGTACCAGCTGTAAGCTGTGCGCCTTCGCCTATACCTACAAATAGAATTTGGTCATCATTCGTACGAACAAACACAACCATTTTCGCTTTGGCTACATTCAAAAACTCATTACGCATGTCCTGTGCAAGTTTTCCAAATGTCCATTGAACTTCCTGTGAGAAAAACAATGTACCTGTCTCAAGATTTTTTTGCACGGTCTCAACGTATGAACCGCTATTGCGGAATGGAACGTAGCGGTAGATAGTTGCTGTTGGCAAACCATCTACTTCACCTGTTACAGCATCATAGGTTATGCCTGATGTAAAGTCATCGTAGTTAGCAATCAATACTTCTTTAACACCTCCGATACCTTCAAGGCATCCGAGCGTAAATCCTGTGGTTAAATCACAAGCCATGTTTTATATAGTTTTAAAAGGGGGCTGTTACACCCCCTTGATTATTAATTATGCTCCCCAGTAGGTGATGTCTTCAGCTACTGCAATCTGTGCACCGAGGTAAAAACGTGCACCGTAACGAACGTTCTGTGAACCATCCAAGTTTTGCATGTCCAAGATGAACACTTCGTTCATTTGGTTTTCCTGCCATGTACCAAGCATCAAGTTTGACTTCTGTGCAAACACGATGTTGTCAGCAGCCATACCCGGACATACTGCGATTTCGTACATACCTACGAAACGCTTAGCTACTTCAGGTCCACCTGTCAAGTACCAACCATTGCCATCAGCAATCTGCGCTTGCATGTAGTATTCCCATGCAGCTTGTCCCATGTAAATGGTTGGCTTTTCAGCAGCACCTTTAACAGCAGCAGGAGCTGTGTTAATGATATCCCAAATAGTTGCAATGATGTTAGTTGCGTCAAGTGCGCCTGAACCCGCAGATACAGCACCTGAACCACCCGCCTTAATCAAAGTCAAGAAACCATCGTATTGACCAGCAGTAGCGTTTACACCATTCCACATGATAGATTCGTTAGCAGCAGCGATACCACCTGTCAAACGCTCGATGATTGCGTCTTGGATTTGGGTGTTTACACGTCCGCTCATTACATCAGCAGTAGTCCAATCTGTGAAGAAGTCCTTCTTACAGATTTGGCGTTGTACTTGGAACTCTTCCAAGGTCAAGATGCGCTCGGTCAAAGTGATAGTACCTGTTGGGGTAAAGTCACATGTACCGGCAGCAAATGATACAGTGTCATCAATTTTACGTACTACTGATTTGTAAGGTACGTTTGGCTTCATTGTAACGTACTGAGTAGATACGTTTGACAACAAAGCTTTAGCTACGATTTCACCAGCTAATTCACCTGCATAGGTGGTGGTGAGTGAAGTTGTTGTTGGCATTTTAAAATATAATTTATGAGGTGAATTAATTTACTTTTTTAGCACGTATTTGCTCCATGAAGTCGCTGAATGATGATCCATTAGAAGCAACAACAGGGGCTACGTTTTTCTTAAACTCTTGTGATTTAACCGAAGGCACAGCAGGTGCTTTCTTTACAGATG